TAGGTGATGTTATCGCCTTTACGTTTGGGCATCGGCACCTGCTTACACCCCATTGCCAGCACCTCTTCGTGCTGGGCATGGGCGAGCATTTCGCCGAATACCTCATTGATGGCACCCGTGGTGCCTAGATAGGTATTGCCAGGCATGGCAGTTCTCCTTGGTTAAATTTGTGGGTAGCCGCTACCAGGCGCGGTTAAACGCGTCCTGTGCGACTTGCTCTGCTGTTTTATCCACCGGTTGCGCACGGCCGCCCATTGATCTGGGGGTCGTCGCACTCTGCAGACGCTTCTCTTGTTTGTGCCTTTTTTCCTCATCCTGTTTGGCTTTTTGAGCCTGCTCCTGCCGCTCCTTGAATCCGTTCAACAGGGTAATGGTGTCCTCGGCCCTGGTGCTGAAAAATAACGCCCCGCGCTCGCCCCACCACTTCGGGTATTGGCGCGCCAGATCCTCGACCATGGCCGCCCGCTCATCGGGGGTCTTGTCCAGGAACGATTTATCCGGGCCGCCTTCCAGGGCGTATTCCCTGAACTCCTGTGCATTAATGGTGGCTTCCCAGTCGGGGTGCTTATTGTCCAGCTTTACTAACTCGCGCATTTCCTGTGTGGCTTGCCGTACTTCCTGTCTGGTTAGTGATACAGTTTCTGTTATTTCATCCCTGAACTTATTAATGTCCGCCGGCTTGATCCGGCTCAGATCGGCGCGTATGGCCATCAGCTCGTCCTCGACGGGCTTGAATTCCTGATATTCGTCGATCAGCTTTTTCATGGCCTCCGTGTTCTGTAGTGCCGCCTTGATCTCCTGATCGGTCGGTCCGTCTGCAGACACGTTCTTGGCTTTCTCGATGACACGGCTTAATTTGTCTTTGTGATCCCCCAGTGTGCCTTCCACCCGCTGTTTCCATTCGGGTAACTCGTCCATGAATTTTTTCAGCTGCTCCTGTTTGGCGGCTTCAGCTGCCTCTTCCTTTTTGGCCTCTGCTTCTGCTACTTCTGCCGCTTTCAGCTCAACAATCTGTTGCGTTTCTTCTTCCTCTTCTTCCTCTTCCTCTTCCTCGTGTCCGGACTCATCCTCGCCGCCATTGATATGCTTGAATCCGCGCTCAGCTGCCGCAATAGCTTCCTGCTCGGCTTTCGCCTGCTCCTCCGGCGTTAATTCCTCGGCGGTCTGCTCAATTTCGGTTGGCTCTGTCTCTTGGGTTGTGCTTTCTTCGGTCATAAATCACCTCAAATAATTAGCAGATGCCCTGCGCCTATGACGTCAGATCGTCTGCCTGCTCAGTCGCCGGCACCGGAGAATCCAATGTCAGCAGATATTTATACGCAGCGATACGCCCCAGCAACACGCAGCGCTGGGGCTCCGGCAGCAGAGTGTCGTTACGGATCCGGAGACGGGTGATTTCCGCCTCCAGGTGTGCTTTTACATCACGCCAGAAATTCTGGTTGTTAGCGATCTCTGTGCGGAGTTCGTCGCGGGTCAATGAATGATCACTCCCCGCGGCGTTGTCCGCTCGGCCCTGTACCAAGGCCCGGTATCGCCGTTGCGGCACATATAACCACTGCGCATCTTACCGACGACCTCCGGATCGTTTTTCAGCCAGTCCGGCACGTCGCCGGCACGCAGCGCAGTCCACGGGCCGTCGTCGGTGTCCGATCTGAATATCACCAGTAAATCGTACCTGAGCCCCTTGGTACTTATTTTTGACGGCAGTCTTATGGCTTCACGCATGGTCGTTGTCCAGTAACAGATGGATTTTGACTCGCATAGCTTCAGCATCAGCATGTGAGCCTGTTATTATCGCGTCTCCATTTTCATTTACTGAGATATTTTGTACTTGTGTGTTTACAACCATGGCGCAAATTTCATCCTGCTGTCTCAGAATGGTCTCGATGACATCCACTTCCTTACCGTCCTTGTCTTTGGCGGTGATACTTGCGATCTGATTGTTGACAACGTATTTCATGTATTTTCTCCTATTGAACATAGGACTGGCCGGGCTGTGCCTGCTGCGGCGGCTCAGTCGGTGGGGTGTTCATCAACTTGGCCGGGGCACTCATCCCCGCCAACTTCTCCTGGGTGCGCAGGCGCATAACCGTGTCAGCGAGCCTGGCTTTTATTCCGTCCAGGGCTTTCTTCATGTCTCCGGATTGCTGGGCCTGCTCCAGTTCAAACTCCACCGATTTCATCATCAAGTCGAACTGCCGGTCGCGCTCGTTCTCCTGTTGCTGTGACTGGAGCTTCTGCTGCTCGGTCTGTGCCCTGAGTTGAGCCACCTCAATGCGCGGATCACCCTGTTGAGACTGCTGCATCTGCTGCCAATTCTGGAGCATCTGTTGCCATTCCTCGTCTTCAAACTCGAACCGTTTCGGGTCAAAATGTCTGGATTTCAGGTATTCGTCCATGCCTTTGATCGGATCCTTACCGTATCTCGGATCAAGAAACGCTCTTAACAGACCCATCAACTCCTGATTCTGCAGCTCCCGCTCAACCAGTGCGGAGCTGCCCCTGGCGTCGATCTGAAAATCCCCTTTCTCCCTGTCGTCGGGGCCGTGGATCAACAGCCACTTGTAATCCCTGCGGATCCGGGGCTCGGTGATATTGTCATCAAACAGCCTGGCGAGACGCCTCAGGACCGTTCCAGCGTTGGTCTGGAATAATTGCTGGCCTGCGGCGGTATCCGGGACGGAGGGCCCCATTTGCCCCTGCATCATCATCGGCATGCTGGTGGTTATTTCCGCGATTTGAATCCCCAGCCGGATGATCGTCATGAACTCGTTGACCATCATATCAATCTTGATTGCGCCAATAGCATTGGCTGCATTTGTGATCGCGTCTGCATCGGCATCCAATACATACACTCGCCTTGGCCCCAGCCCCGGCGGCAGCCCGTCAGCAGGGACGACTCCACGCAGCATCACCAGCATCGGCGCGGCTGCCAGGCCAGCGTTGTCCATCAGGTTTCTCACGGCAGCCGTGACTATCTTCTGCGCCGTGCGGATTTGTCTGGCCACACTGATCCCCGCCCAACTGCCGGATCTCGGCCTCCAGACAAACACATCATAAGGATAATCACCGGTATCCAGCGGATTCAGGCTGAGCCGGACGACACGGTGGTTGATCATCGTGACCATGTAGGGCGCACTGATATCCTCTTTGATCAGCGAGCAATCGCAGCCCATGGCCTCCAGATCCTCTTTTTCTGCGCTGCCGTGCCCATACCAGATCTGATAGCGGTGTTTCATTCCCGGATCTGTCTCCGGTGTGGGTTTATCGGTATAGGTGCCGACGACCTGCATGGGCCCCTCATCAAGGCACTGCTGGATCTGCGCGTCGATATACCCTTCCTGCCCCATTAATTCCCTGACTTGGCGTCTACTTAGATAGTCCCGCTCCCAGACCCCACTGCCGTTGTGATGGTCCTCGCCACAGTCCGCCGCCGGGTAGAAATTCCAGGGATCGACGCGCCGGGTGCCGGGGATCATCTTGACGCTCTCCACCAGCTCACCGTTTTCGTACTGTACGGTCTTGACCGGGTGGGGGAACGGCCCCTTGAGCACCCCCACGCCGATACGCGCGGCATCCTCGATGACTTTACGGACTTCGGCGTGCCATTCGGACTCAATATGCCAATCGTCTATACGCTGCTGCGCCGCCTCGGCTGCCTCGGCCGCCTGGTCAATCCGTTGTTGCGCCTGCAATACCAACGCCTTTTCAGCTTCATCGGCCTGTTGTGGGTCGTTGTGCTGTTGGTCGATCTGCTGCTGTATTTCCGGTGGGACCTCCCCGCTGGCGATCTTCGCGAGATCAGGGATCGGCGTGGGTTTGATTGACCAGTTGCGGTCATCGGTAGGTAACAACATGTCCGCGACACGCGCAGAGCCGGTCTCAACGAAAGGCCCGGTGATATTCGGGAACACCCGGGATCGTGTCTCGTTCCCACTACTGGATTTAGGCGACTGAAACATGGGCTTCTGATGCATGACAGACCGCTCATCCCCACGGTTCAGATCGTCTATGCCCTCATAAAATTCCTCGTCTTCATACCAGATCTGCTCGACACCGGATTGCTCCCTGGCCTGGATCGCCTCGGCACGGGTCCGGGCCAGGATCTGGCCGAACTCGTCCAGTTTGGCGTAATCTATCTCATCCTCCAGGTCGTCCATCATCCCCGCTTGCTCTTCAGACACTCATCGCCCCCTTGGCTTTTGCCCTTTTATTCACTACCTGATCCAGCAGGTCCATATGCGGCCTCATGTCCTCCGGAGCAGGCGGGGCTCGCTTGAGGCGTTGGGCGTTTACTACCCGGCTGTCGTAGTTGCGTACCACCTGCTTGTAGACCTCCTGATAGGCCCGCAGCACTGTCTCGTCGGGCTCGTGGCCAGTGCCGGCATGGTAGGCTTCCAGCGGTTGTCTGAGCGCCGCTAAAATCAGCTCGTAGTTCATTTTTTAATTGCTCCGATATTACTAAAGTGGGGAATTGTGATCTACAACCCCGTGATATTGGGTATAAATACTGTAAAAGTGGGGGAGCCGCCCTATTTCACCCCTGTTTTTAGTACTGTTGTGGGGAATCCATTACATAACCCCCGGGACTGATTGTCCCCAGGGCTCGGTTCGGGGGAGGGGTTTGCTCGGTTTTTTACTCTTAGCAACTGCGGTGACGCTGTACGCCATCACCACGACATCAGCGAGGTTGGTAGATTCAACCCCCCTCCGTCGCATACTGTCTTTCGACTCAACTTTAATCTTGCCGTTGTCCGTATAGATCCGTTTTGGCCGGGACAGCTCGGATTGCAATTCCGTGATGTTTTTGCATCGTGAATCTATACTGATCAGATGATCCGGATCGACGTTCAGGACTCGTGCGCCATTCTGTACCTGTTGTATTGCGTGATACGTGGCCTCGAACCGATCTCTCAGATAAGACCAGGTTTGTGCCCTGAAATTAACGTAGGTGTCGCGGTTGGTCTTTTCCGTCGATCCCCATGATTCCAGCGACATATCCCCCTCCCGGTAGGCTTTTTGGATCGTTTGCCGCTTCCTGGCCGGGAGATCGGGGTCCACCACGCCGGCGCTGCCGTGATATCCGACGACCTCCATCCGCCCTACAGAGAGCCTCTGGAGAGACAATTTCATTGCGGGCGTGCCCATACCGTCTGCGTCGAAAATGAATTTATCGGCCCGGAACTCATCCGCTATATCCACCGCCCAGGGGATAGCCTGAGTGATATCGCCGTCCCGCTTCTCCCGGGCCTCTTTAATGATCGAGCCGTACCGGTTGGCCACGGCCCGCGCATCACCGGTGTCTGCGGGGTCAAACGCTGTCACTCGCACTCCCTCCGCGCCGAACCCCAGCGTCACATGTGCATCAATCGCGGCCGACACCCATGGAGCTGGGATAAAAGAGTCCTCCTGGCTGGCGTTGTAGTCCCGGTCGATCTCCTGTGCCACCGTGACGGCATCATGCTCGGAGATCTGCCTGGCGTACCACGATTGATCCTTGCGTGGATCGTCGCGCCAATCAAAGATGAACAATTTATCCGTTTTATCCATTCGCATGCGTTTTTTGTAAAACGCATTACCGGTGCCATTGGGAGTCCCCACGTCGATCTGACAGTTAGTGGTCGCTGATAACGCCCGGTCCACCAGCCCCTGCCGCTCGATTTTTGCCGCCTCGTCCACGATATAGATGGATTTACGCCCACCTCTACCGATCTCATCGCCGGCCTCCCCGGTGATGGTAGAGCCTATTTCGGGGTTGACGCAGCGCATATACGTCAGGTGTTTTTTGGGGTCGAACCCCTCGGGTAATAAAATGGAGGGGAGTGACAGCGTAAAATACCGGATTTTCTCGAAAATCGAATCCAGATCTCCGAGATGATCGACCAGCTGTTCTTTGCGCGAGCCAATCCCCATCGAAAAACCAGGCTGAAACAGCCATTCACACACGCCAAACCCAACAAACAGCCAGGTTACCCCACAATCCCGGGATTTCTCGCAGAGTCCCCGCTCCCCTGACTGCCAGCGGGAATATAACCACTGCACGTACTCAATCTGCCTCGGCCACAGGACAAACGGCACATCCGCAGACAGCCCGCGCTCGATATTCCGGGGGTCCACCGTCATCCCCCAATCGGAAATAAAATCCCAGGGGTGAGCGGTATAGTAGGTACGGAGCATCGCCAGGGCCTGCTCTTTGTTATCCCGGATCTGATCTGCGAGCCAGGCGATCTTATGCCGCCGGGACTCGTATATATCCGTGTAATCGGGGTGCTGGTAGTCAATCATGACGACTCCGGCGCTTACTCATATTTGCCCTTGCACATCTCTCGGTAAAACCGGGCCGCGTCCTCGGGAGCCACGCCGACGAACGTGATACTGCGGGCGTCAATATTACCAGTTGGGGCAACCTGACCGGCCTGCGGGTATAGTTTGAGATGTTTCATTGCCTTCTCTAGTGCGGAATTTTTATCACAGTGTTTGATTTTTTTTACATGCCCCACAACACCGCCACGTCTACGCATCAGCGCCCCACCATGGCTTTGTGGCTCCATATCCCCATCATCAGAGGAGGCAGCACATATTTCCACCACCTCGAAACCAGCGATTGCCGCAGAGGTATCATCATCCATTTCATGGATGGGTTTCAGGTTACCACCCTCATCAAACAGATCGCGTGGGTCGAAAAATGCCAGTCTAGCCACCTCGCGTAATGTGCGCTCTACAGTCAGCCCTGTATTTTCAGACGCTATACGCAGAACCTCCGCGCTCCGATCCGCTATATACCGCGCCACGTCAACGTTTTTCAGCAGCCTCTGCCCCTGTGAACCTGCGGTTTTTGCACTAAATCCAGCAGTTATTGCCGCCTGCGTCGCATTCCCACCGTTCGTAATATAGCTCTCACAAAACAGTTGCCGTCTCTGTTCAACTGA